CGAGTCCCGAGGGGCCGGGAGTGGTGGCGGGGCGCTGCGGCCGGCTGGCTTAACCGGCGGGTGGGCGCGGCGAACTGGCAGCGAGCATTATGGCCGCCGCGGTGAGAACTAGGACCAGGAGCAGCAGGAGGGCGGCGCGCGCCTCGCTGCGCCGCGAGCAGGGACATGGCTGGTTCCGACCGCAGTCCGGGCAGATCATCGCGGCCACGCGGGCGTGAACTGGTCGAACTGCGACCCGCACCAGACACAGCGGTAGAGCGGGCTCCGCTCCTGGCGTGCGGCGGCGGTGCGGCCCTCGGGGAGCCGCTCGAGCGGGAACCCATGCCCCAGCTCGGGCGGGAGTCGGAGCGAGAGCTTGGGCAGCGCGGGGCATGACGGGCTTCGCGGCGCTCATGGCGTCTCATTCGGGTGCATGAGGAAGCCCCAGCCGCCGCAGTCGGAGCACAGGAGGTTGTGCGGGATGGGCTCCTCGTCTCGGTTCTTCTTATCCGTCGCGCCGGTGCGCTCGCAGCGCTTGCACTCCGGCAGGGCGCGCACCCCGTTGTACGCCTCGTCGTTGTCGAACTCCGGTGCATCCTCCAGCGCGTCGGCCTCCAAGCACCCGGTCACGAGCGGGTACAGCGCCTCCCGCAGCGCGCGTGCCTCGGCGACCGCCCCCACCACCTTTCCCCACACGGCGATGGCCTCTGGCACAGTGCGCCGCTCGGGGCCGACCCAGCAACGCCCGTACCGCCCACCAAAGAACACGGCTTCCTCGCAAACGACACGATGCCACTCGGCTAGGGTGTCTATGCGCGGCTCCCCCCCGGGGTGTTCCGGGCACTTCGCGATCTCTCTCATGGCTGTACCTCCCCGGGACGCTCTGGCATCAACACTTCTACTGGCTCGCGCGTGAACCATCCGAACCGAGCGGTGATTCCGAACTCCCAAAACGGCCACTTCTTCAGTAGGTAGTTGGCGCGCTTCCTCGACATCCCCATTCGCCCTGCTACGCCTTCGGCGCACGGGCCGCCGTTGTGCTCGACCAGCACATACGGTCTCCTGTCGCACTGGCCCCACAGTCGGCGGCAAAACTCGATTTCGTCTGGCCGCTTCATGGCATTACCCCTCCCTCGGGTCGAGAACCGCCCGCCTCGCCACGTCGGGCAGGCGGGACCAAGCCTCGCTCGCGTTGTCCACTAGCTGCGGCAGGTTTCGCCACGCCGCACCGCGGTCGCCCCGCACGACGGCGAGGCGCGCGTCGTCCTCCCGCTTGCTCGCTCTGGCGTAGGCGCGGATGCGGCGGTAGCGGTCGCGGGGGCTCATCTGGCCCCCCGCTCGGCCACACACGCCGGCAGCGCGCTGGTACGGCCTGACCAGCAGCCGGCACCCCAGTGGAAGCCAGCGGCCCGGAGTGCCTCTAGCCTGGCGCGGCTCGGCTTCTCGGCGAAGGTCACGGAGCACCAGTCCACCCCCTCCGCCTTGCGGATCACCACCCCGCCCGGGGCGGCCTCCGCCTCCGCCGCCCGCTCCCGCAGACGCTTGACTTCCTCGATGCGCTGCCGGGCGCGGCGGGCGTTGGCGCGAGCATAGCTTGCGCTCGCCGGACCCTTGCGCCGAGTCCAGGAAAACTCCATCGCGTCCCCGCGCATGCGCTCGGCTGACTTCGGGCCGATGCCGAGCGCGGCCCACGCCGCGAACAGGGACTCCGAGTCGCCGGCCTCGGTCGCCTTCAAGTGCTTCCGCCACGCGGCGTTGATGGCGTTGGCCCGTTCGGCGTCGCGGTCCAGCGCGGCCGCCTTCGCCTCCAGCGCCTCGAGGGCGTCGGAGTCGTCGGAGAAGATGGACCGCTCGAGCTGGGCCTCGATGCCGTCCGCCTTGCTCGCGTGATGGTCAGCCATCTTGGCCGACTCGCAGCCCTGCGCCATGCCGGCATCGATGCGGGCCAGATCGCGGCGATGATGCCTTTCGGAGTGATGCCCCACGAGCACGGGCTGCCCGAGCGGGATGCCGTCCGCGACGACGCGAGCCCGCTCGAATGCGGCCTCGGACTTGCGGGTGCGGCTCCCCGCCCACTCGCGGCGCCGCTCGGCCCGCGCCTCCAACCTCTCTCTACGTGTCATCTCGTGTTCCCCTCTCCGGCGATCGCCTTGAGCGCGGCCGTCAGCACCATCACCTTGACCCGCTCGACGTAGAGGGCATCTTCGAGGCTCTCGATTCTCTGCTGCGCCGCGTGCGCGGCATCGTTCGCGCCGAGCGTGACTGCCGCGAGGTCCGCGGGTTCGTAGCTGGGGCGGTTTGTCATCGTGAATTCCTCCTAGCGCGCGCGGCGGCTTTGCGCTCCGCGCGGCGCTGCTGCTGGTACGCATCGGCGGCGAGCACGAACACGCGCGCGAGCGGCAGCACGTATTCGATGCGGCTGCGGTGTGCCCGGAAGCCGATCAGGCCGCCGGGGTGAAGGGTGCTCCTCCATAGCGTGACGGCGACGGGGCCGCGCGGGAGCATGACGCGGCGGCGAACGGGGCGGGAGAGGCCGGTCATGGCGCCATCCATACCTTGGCAGCGCGCTTGAGCCAGGCGGGCCCCTCATGCATCTCGCCATTTTCGCCGATCGAAAACCGGCCCGACCTCATTACGCGGCCGTCGGGCAGTAAGCGCCAAACGGAGCCTGTAATGCGGCCGTCAGCGTGCTCGACGTCGGACCGCTCCCACATGTAGCGGTTGCCGTTGTCGGTGTAGACGTTCTGGATGCCGGTCTGCGCGACGCACGCGGCCGTCAGCCGATCCATCGTGTAGGCTGCGTCAACGGCACATGACCATCCCATGTCACTCCTCCTCTCTCACATCTCCCCGCCGCCGGGTCGGTCCCGGCGGCACCCACCCGGCCCAGCTCAGCGCCGCGCCAGCAGCTCGCGGTCCGCCCACAGCCGGAACCCCTCGCTCACCGGGAGGTTCCGCACGAGGCGGCTTCCGGTGCGGGGATGGTCCCGGTGGCGGAACTGATGGACCCAGCGGGCTGGGCAGGGCGCGTCCGGGTAGAGCTTCCACGATCCCATGTACTGCCAGACCTCGCCGGAGGCCGGGTTCTCCTCCACCTTGTCGCCGCCGGTCTCGCTCGCCAGCGCGTCCCATGCCTCGTAGTAGTAGCGGACGCCGCGTTCGAGAAAGAGGCACGGCGGAACCACTCTCGCCTGCGCGCTCACGGCGTCACCAGCGCGCTGCCGCAGGAGGAGCAGCAAGAGAGGCGGGCCAAGTCGGTGCTCGTGGCGGGCCGGACCGCGCCAAGCTCACGGTGCCCCGCCGGACCCGCGACGCGCTGGCAGGGGACGCACAGGACCGCGTCGAGGGAGGGGGCGTAGCAGATGACGCCGGCGGCGTCGGACGGTTCGACGCGGGGCGGGCGCGTGGGCCAGCGGGTGAGGTTGGCGAGCATTCGGAATAGCCTCCGACCGGCCCGGGGTCACGTGGGCGCGGGAGCCGGGGGGCCGGGGCGGGCTCGAGCGCATGGTGTGGGGTGTGCCATCCGTAGTATCGTCCTGCCACAGCCGGCGCGCCACCCGAAACCGACGAACGCGGCAGGACGCGGCACGAGCGCGAAGGTGGTAAGAAACTGGGCAGCGCGCGCCGCCGAGTGCGTGTGACGACATTTGACAACTCTTGACGCGGTGGATCGCGCCGAAACGCGCCGGCGCTTGACACGCCCCCCGCTCTAGCCCGATGCTCGCGCGAGCCCCACGCGCGCCTGCCCGAAGAAACGGCCCTGCCCGCCTAGGGAGCGCACGAGCCTCCGAGCGCCTCCTCCCCTCCAGCGTCAGCCGCCCACGCCCCACGCGCCCGCAGGCCACTCGCCCCCGCCAATGGCGCCGGGAGGGAACGGGCCCGCGCACCCGCAGCGATCCGCGCATCGGTGAGCTGGCGGGCCGAGTCCCCAGCAAGCGGGGACACGCGAGGGCGCCGAGCCGCAGGCGCGGCGACCGGGCGAGGCCTTGGCCGAGCCCGGGTGCGCGAGCCCGCGAGGTAGCGGTGCGGGGACGCGAGGCGGACGTGAGCGACGTCGCCCGTGCCGGTGGCAGGCCGGCGAGCCGCGGAGCGGTGTGGGCGTGCTCGAGCGAGCGCGGGCGGATTGGAACTGGGCGGCGGACGTGCGGAGCGGGCTCGAGCTGGGCGGACCGTCGAGCGCGCCAGCGGAGCCGTGCGGAGCGCAGCGTGGCGCGCGACTGCGGGAGCCGGTGCCGCCTGGCGAACCCGCCGGGGCATCGCCTCCCGAGGGCGTGCGCCGTGTCGCGGAGGCGGCCGCGCTCCCCTGCGGGCCCGTGCCACCGGCCGCCCGCCCTCTCCCTGCCCGCCCGGCAGGCCCCCGCACCCGACCCCACCTGACGGGACTCCTCGGAGCCTACGAGCGCGCGCGCGGGGTATCATCCCTGTTCTCGGGGTGGTCAGTGGGATGTCGCATGCTTGGGGCTGGGTGGTGTAGGATGGCTGGGCTGGCGCTGGTGAGGTCTGCGGGCCGAATGAGCCGGCGTGAGCGCTCCCGCGGGTTCCGCAGTGGCCCGTGGGAGTGCGTTGTGGTGGGCGGTGGGCGGGGTGGCGCGTGGGCGCTCAGACCATGCGAGCCCCGCCCGGGTGGGGGGTGTGGGGGATGAGCAAGGCGTTACGGGGCGTCATCTTGTTCACGCTGATCGAGGAGGTGACGCTGGTGGCGTGGGGGGCGCTGTTGAAGCTGGGGAGCGGGCTGTCGTTCTCGGTGCAGGTGGTGGCGGCGGTGGTGCTGCTGGTGGGGCTGTTCGTGGAGCACTACGTGAGCGTGAACGTGGGAGCGGGGCGGGCACCGTTCGGGCCGCTGCCGCCGGACCGGTGAGCGAGGCGGAGGTAGTTCTGGCGCGGGAGCGGTTCCCAACTCCGGTGCCGCCGAAGCGACACCACACGAGCACCTGCCGGGTCGGGTGCAGCCAGGACCACGTGGCGGAGTACGACGGCTGGCTGCGGCGCATGGGGCTGTGGGCGTTCCAGTTCGGGCCGGCGCTGCTCGAGCGGGCGGGCGCGTGAGGCCGGGGCTCGGGGACCACGCGGTCACGACGTGGCGGGTGAGCGAGACGGAGCAGTTGCAGCGCATCCTGGACGGCCTCGCGACCTCCGACTCGGCGGACTTCCGCGGCGGCGTGCGGTTGTGGCTCCAGAAGGGGGTGTGGGACACCGACATCACGATCAACCACCCGTGGATCGAACTGTGCGGGGACGGAGAGGGGACCGAGGTGCTGGGGAAGGTCACGACGTTCGCCCAGCGCACCAGCATCCACGACATGGCGATCCGCGGAGCCGGAAGGCCCTACGCGCTCCGGCTTAAGCGGAACCCCGCCTTAGGCTTCGCCAACATGCCCCGGAACCTCATCTCGAACCTCGTCATCGGAGCCACGTTCCAGGGTGCCGGTGACGGCCCCGAGAACGGCGTCGAGATCGATGGCACCTGGCTCACCACCTTCCGGCACGTCACCAGTGCGTTCTGCTTAGGCCACGGCTGGCTCGTGGACTCCACCGACTCCCTCTACCCCAACACCACGCTCGGCTTCGAATGCTGCTCCGCCGTCGCCAACGCGAAGAACGGCTGGTACGTCCGCCAGAGCCTCACCTGCGGACACTGGATACGGGGCTCCGTCGAACAGAACGGCTACGCCGACCCCGCCCTCTACCACGAGATGCAACTCGAGAGCGTCATCGACTGCACCATCGAACAGGTGGACTTCGAGTCGAGCGTCGCGTTCACGACCTCGGCGTTCGCCTTGAGCACCTGCAACATCGGTGAGATCAAGAACTGCAACTTCGTCCAGTCGCTCTCGGGCGGAGTCCCCTTGGGCATCCCGCGCTGGCTCGAAGGGGCCTCCTGTAACGGCTGGCACGCGCACAACATCCGGGTCGAGAACTACCCCGGCGGCCGGAACGCGCAGTTTGACGAGCGCGGCAGTGGCAACCGCATCGAGGACATCTACTACGTGGACCAGCCTGGCCCGCCCACGGACAACCGCTCGGTGCACCACTCGAAGGTGTTCTCCGCCGGCCACCCGACAAGGATGGGTCACTGATGCCGAAACTCGGACACCCCTACCAGCTCGGCCTCGAGCGGTATCGCTCGATGGGCCTCTACATGCCCGCCGACACCGCCGCCCGCAGCACCCCGATCGGTCCGGTGTTCCAGGAGGACACTGCTTCGACGTTCGCGACCCCCGCGCTCGGCGTCACGACCCAGTACCGGCGCCGCATCCACACCGTCACCGCCGGAGCCCCGAACAACGTCGCCGGGGTCCGGTTCAATGCCGCAGCCGACTTCCCCTTCGTGCGCGGAGTCCAGGGCTCGGTACACACCACCGCCCTAGGCGACAAACTAGCTATCGGCGGGTTCTACTGCTCGTTCACGTTCCGCATCGAGACGTGGCCCGACAACACCTCGCGGTTCTTCTGCGGGCTGTCGGACCTCGCGGGCTCGAACATGGCCTCGGCCGACTCCACGGCCATCGCCGCGAGCAACTACTTCGGGCTCATGCACGACACCGTGGACGGCGCCAATGTCCTGAACGCCGTCTCCCGGGCCAGCGGCGGGGCCCGGAACAAGATCGCCATCACCGGCGGCGCCTTCAGCCCGCCCGTGCTCGCCGCGGGCCGCATGTTCCTGGTCGAACTCATCGCGTGGGCGAACCAGAGCACGATGTCCCTCGTCGTCTACGACGTCCAGGAAGGGCTCTCCATCCACAACTCGACCAGCGGCGTCAACGAGACCGCGTTCACCGGGCCCCAGTGCGTCGTCTCCAACGGCAGCACCGGCGGCAACGCCCCGGCGATCGGCATCGCCAACATCTTCTACTACGCGGGCGAGTGACCAGTTTCTAGCCGGCCAGTTTCTTGCCACCTCGCTCGTGAAGCTTGACTTGACTCCGCGCAAGACCCCCATAGAATCCGCGCTTATGCGGCGACGGGGAGGGACCCGTCGAGAAGTAGGGTGTTAGGCGGAAGGCGTGAGCGAAGCGAACACCACGCCTCTCACGGTTCGAGACTTCGATTGGAGGCTGCACCATGGCACAGGAGAGAGCCTACGCGGAGCGGTTCGGGGTCAAGTACGGTGCGGCAGCAATCAGCATCGAGGAGCCTCAAGGAGCAGGCGGCATCACGGAGAAGGCGCTCCTCGTGCTGTCGGGGCTGCACGACCTGGACGCGGTGCTGCGGAGGATCGAGGCGAAGGTCCACCCGCCGGCTCCGGCCGGAGAAGGGAAGCTGCCGGCGACGGACCCGGAGCACATCACGTTCGTGCTCGAGGAGAGCCACAGGCGGATCGGCTCCCTGCACAAGAGGCTCCAGGAGGTGCTGAGCGCGCTCTAGGGCCAAGCACCCGGGCGCTGGCCGGCGTCGTCACGTGCGTCGTCACCTCCAAACCGGGCTCCGTGAGCTGCGGCCAGCGGCGGCCGGAGGACGCTTCTGAATGTCGGGCGGGTAGCTGCCTGCGGTCGAGGGCAGGCAGCGAGCCGTGGGGACGGGCCCGCCCGATCCAATCACGGGAGAGCCCCCATGACGGACCCGACGCGCCACGGGGCGTGGTACTATAAGCGCCGTGCTGACGGGAGCCGATCCGCCGTGTTCCGCGTCCACGCGGGGCAGCCCGTGGAACTCGCACCCGGCGAGCGGGCCCACTTCCTCCCCTCCCTCGTAAACGCGCCACCCGGGGTCACGGTCCACTTGGACATCCCCGGCCATTCCCCCGAGGAGACCACCGATGCCGAACCCGACCGTCCCGGCCGAGACGACGGCCCCGAGACCGCGTGACGAGAAGCGGTCCGCTGTCACCTTCCCCGACCGCCTCCCCAAGGTCGGAGACCACGTCTTGTTCCGGCCGTGGGCCGCGGCGCCGGACGACCCGCCGCAGCACGCCGTCGTCGCCCGCGCCTTCGGTATGAACGTGAACCTCGCCGTCCTCACCGGCACCGGCTCGTGGATCGCCGACGGCCCCATCCACTTCGACGGCACCGGCATCCTGGCCGGGCACTGGTCGTGGCCGAAGGACCCGTAAGCGGTGGCGGGCCGGCCCCTCCGCCGACTTCGGAACGCGCTGCGCTCGCTGCTATGGGCGCGCAGCGGCTGGCCGCCGCCGACGCCGCTCAGTGGGACGCCGCCTACGGCAAGCACGCGGGTAAGGACGCCTTCAACCGCGGCACGCTCTCGAGCGACGCCGAGACCGGCTACGTCTGCTGCGCCTACCACGGCACCCACTGCCGCTCCGTCGATCCCAGGACCGGGGAGTGGGCCAAGTCCGGCCTCTGCGAGTGGTGCTACCGGCAAGACTGGGACCCCGTTCGCATGGAACGCCGCAGGCAGGAAGTCGCGGATCACGAAGCGGCCCAGGAAAGGGCGTTTCGCGACAGCCTCCTATTGGACGAGCGCGAAAACCATCCTGGCGGGCCGCTGGATGGTCCCGATCAAGCCGACGCAGACCCCGACCGCGAGCCACCTTCCCTGGCTCCGGCTCCTCAGCCGACGCCTCGGGGGGGTCGCCCGGGTCCGCCTCTCCCTCCACATGAGCCGAGAGGAGTTCCGAGCCCTGCTCCGACACCCCGACCCGCTCTCGCTGCCGACGGTGCGGACGATGATCCGTTCTCGGCTTGGCTTCGACGCTCCGGCGTTGAGGATGGCGCTCCGTGACGAGGAACGCATGCTGGAACAGGAGCGTGCCGAGATGGCCCTGAAACACCCGCAGCGCCGCGTCTACGACGCACAGCCGCGCGCCGTCGCCCGACTGGTCGCCGACGCCGAGGCCAAGCCTCTCGAGTGGAGGCGATGACCCCATGGGGGTACACGATGCAAGAAGCCCTGCTGCTCGGGGTCGGAGCGATCGTCGGGCTCCTGGCAAGCCGGATTTCACTGGCGTCCTCAACATCGAGAGAACGGCACTCGGTCGAGGTGCTGGACCTGGCCATCAAGATGCTGACGCACGAGGAACGGGAGAGGATGCGGGACGAGTCCCTGCGCCGGGTCGCGGAGGTCCTGGAGAAACTGGACGTGTCGGTGGGGAACATGCTGCCGATCATCCGCAGCCGGACGATCCTCGACCGCCCGCTCCAGGTGGGGGAGGTCCCGGACGGCCGACCGCCGGGCCCGGTGGTCCGCCCGCCGTGGGAGAGGGAGGCACCGCCGCTCCCGCCGCAGGGGTTCGAGAGCGATACGAAGGACCGGAACGCCGGCGAGAAGGTGCGCGCGCACGCCTTCGGCGAGCCTACCTGATCTGGTGCGCGCTGCCCGCCGGCAGTCGCCAGCCAGCCACCGAGGAGCAGTTCATCCGCGCGTTCTCCAACTGGGGCTCCTCCGATGCCGTCCTCGCCCGCGTCCGCGCCGAGCCAGGCTGGTACGAGGCCGTCGCCCGAGAGATCGGACCATGGCTCGGTCGCGTCGTGGACGTTCGCGAAGCGGTCCTGAACAACTCACTCAACGCGAAGCTCCCCGCCGCCGACCAGCGCGAGTGGATGCGTCTCTACGGGCACATGGTCGGGCTCCCCGACCTCGTGCCGGAGAAGGAGGACTGACGTGGGACGAGAAGCCGACCTGAACGAAATGGCCCTGACCGCCGCCGCCGAACGCCTCATGGGTCCGGTCCGCGAACCGAAGGCGAGAGACGAGACGGGCTGCGAGAAGTGCGGAGCCCCGAAGCAGGCGTTCCTCAAGCGGTGGTGCCACGGACCCATCCACCTCTCCGGCCAGCGGCAGCAGTGCAGGCAGGAGGGCGAGCACCTCCACTGTGCGTGCCAGGCGTGCGGATACGTCTGGCTCGAGCGGTGCCTGGACTGGGTGGAGCCGTCACCCCTCGCCACCGAGTGAGACCGTGCCCACCGTCGGGCAGTCCGGCACCGCGCCGCGAGGCTCGACAGTCATCGCCCTACTCGTCTCCGGCGGCCCCCACCACCACATCGCCGCGCGGCGCTACGTCGAGTCGCTGCCGAACAGCGCCGCGCTCCGCGTGTGGTCCGGTCCAGCGGCGGACACGCGGTTGAGGCAGTCGGCCAAGGCACGCTCCGTTCGGGTGCGGTTCACGCGAGACCCGGCCCTCGCCGTGATCGGCGCGGACATCGTCTTTGTGTTCGGCCGGAACCCACTCACCCGGGAGCAGGAACGCTCGCTCCTCTCCCACATGATCCCGGTCCAGCATGGCTAGGCGCACCGCTCCCGTCACGCTCGAGGCCCTGGGCGAGAACCGAGCCCTCTACTTCGAGAAGTGCATCCGCATCGTCCCGAAGCAGGCCGCGCTAGGACCCATCCCGTTCGTCCCGAAGCCGGAACAGAACCGGCTCCTCGCCGCCATCGACCACGAGCGCCGACAGGGGCGCCCCCCGAAGGTCGTCGTCCTGAAAGGCCGCCAAGTCGGCTGCTCCACGGTCGTCGAGGCGGAACTGTTCCGCATGTGCCACACGCGCCCGGACCGGAGCGCGCTGGTCATCGCGCACGACCTCGACTCGGTGGACCGCATCTTCAAGATGTCGAAGCGGTTCTACGACGAGCTGCCCACGAGCGTGAGGCCGCCGACCCGATACGCGACCAAGAAGCTCATCGACTTCGCGCACAACAACTCGCGGATGCAGGTCGTCGCCGCCGGCGGCCGCGGCATGACCGCCCAGTACCTCCACATCTCCGAACTGGCGTTCATCGAGGACGCCGACGCCATGATGGCCGCTCTGCTCCAGACCGCCCCCGACGACCCCGACTCGCTCATCGTCGCCGAGAGCACCCCGAACGGTATCGGCAACTACTTCCACAACCTATGGGTCAACGCCGTCGCCAAGAAGAACGACTGGGTCCCGTTCTTCTCCCCGTGGTTCGAGGAGAAGGCGTATCGGATGCACCCGTGGTTCGACGCCAGAGACCTGTCGGCGCACGACGCCAAACTCGTCGCCGACCACAACCTCTCCCTCGAGCAGATCGCGTGGTACATCAGCACGCGAGAGAACAAACTGAACGGCGACCAGAACCTCATGGACCAGGAGTACGCGAGCGACCCCGTCACCTGCTTCCTCGCCTCGGGGCGGCGCGTGTTCGACGCCGGGCTCCCGCGCTACCTCGAGGAATACACCGCCGCTAAGGACGATGGCGCGCTCCCGCCAGAAGTCGAGATCGAGCGCGACCCGGACGACAAGAAGGGCGTCAACATCCGGGTCGTCCCCGGCGGCCGCTGGCGCATCTACCGGCCCCCGCAGCCCCGACACTCCTACATCTCCGGCTGGGACATCGCCTCGGGAGACCCGGGCGGCGACTACACCCCCGGCATCGTCTTGAACCGCATGACCCTCGACGTGGATGCCGTGTTCTACGCTCGCCTCCCGCCCGACCAGCTCGCACACGCGGCGGCGCTCATCTCGTGGTGGTACAACACCGCGAAGATCGCCGGGGAAGCGAACAACCACGGCATCCTGTTCTTCGACGAGCTGCTGCGCCGCATCCATTACCCGAACATCCACTACCGCCGGGTGAACGAGGAGTCTGTCGCCCGGCAGGTGTCGGACAAGCCCGGCATCCTCACCACCGGCGAGAACCGGGAGGGACTGTTCAACCTGCCCCGCCGCTACGTCCGCGAGCACGCCGGGCGGTGCCTGGACCCCAATCTCTTGAAGGAGTTCTCCGAGGCGTACTACGAGCGGCTGGCGAACGGCAGGGACCGGGCCGATCACCCGAAGGGCGGCTTCCTGGACGGCACCAGCGCCTTCGCGATGGCCCTCTACAGTCACATGGGCTCCGCCGACGCCCAACTCGCCCCGCTGCCGCTCGAGGTGACGAACCGGGCGCTCGCCTTGTACCATGAGAATCAGGTGCGGCGGAGCATGGGCATCCCCGAGGAGGACATCGACCTCGGGCAACTCACCATCGACGAGATCGTCAGGCTGGACGACGACAAGGATCGCCGCGAGAGAGCGGCGCTGCGGGACGGTCTCGGGGGGTATCGGTAATGCACACCGAAGTCGAACCCAGCGACATGCTCGGCAAGGCCGCCCTCGGCGACCCCATCATCCACATCGTCCCCCACACCACATGGCCGATCGCGCTGTGCGGGTTCCGGGTGACGGCGTTCGTCGCCATCACGAAGGGCCGGGACCGCTGCCCCGCCTGCCAGAAGGCCAGCGTGGGCCGGAAGTTCAGGCGCAGCACCCCACCCCCGAGCGTGGCGTGAGCGAGTTCGACCGACACGCGGCGGACACGCGCGCGCTGGACCCCCGGCTGCGCGCCGCGGCCGACGACCCCGACTGCTTCCTGTGTGGGAAACGGGTCCGCCGCGAGGTCGCGCTCACCGTGGAGACCGGCGCCTCGGTCGGTCTCCACGCCCACGCCGCCTGCCTCGACAACCGGCCGGCGTTCGAGGTCATGGTCCGCTACTGGCAGGCCATCCGCGCCGCCGTCAAGGGAGAGCGCGAGACCCCGAACCCGGCGGCTCCGCGCGTGTGGGGGAGCTTCGCGTGAGCCAGCCCGACGCGCACGCCTGCTTCTTCGGCGGCCCGGACGACGGCCGCACGAAGATGCTGTCCCCGGACGACCTCCAGCGCGGCTTCATCGACACGATGGACTCGCTCGGTAACACCGTCCGCCACACCATCGTCGCGCTCAAGGAACCGAAGCAGGTGGACGACCTCGTCGTCACTCACGAGTTGCGTCCGTCCGAGGGCATCTGGTGAGAGAGCACGGGCACGTCTGGACCGCGACCTGCCTCCACTGCGGGAAGTCGTCAGACCCGTGGGGCAAGCTCGGCGGGGTCCGCTGGCAGGAGGAGAAGCCGTCAGACCAGGCCCCGCACACGGCGGACTGCTGTGACGCCGTGTGCTTCAAGGGGGCGCCGCCCGTCGCGGCGTGGGAGCACGACTTCATCCACGAGCCTCGACCGCTCCGGGTGCGGGTCTCCGGGTTCTCCACCTCCGAGTCGGACTTCACCCCGCACTTCAATCGCGCCTTCCACCGCCCGGTCCGCTCCCTCGCCCAGATGAAGGCGCTCCAGAAGCGCCACGGCACGGAGGACGCAGTCGTGAAGGGTGACGGTGCCGAGCGACACGCCCCGCGAGACATCGGAACACGCATCAGCCACCACGCCGGAGCCGAGGAACGCCTCGAGCGCACCGGAGCCGGACGCTGGCAGGAACCCGGGAGCGACTGATGCCGAACCTGTTCTCCAAGAGCCTCGGGGGCGGCCGCTGGTTCATCGCCCACAACCGTCTCGAGCCAGAGATCGACCCGCTCCGCGGCATGAGCACCGAGGACTTCCAAGGCTGGTTCTTCGACCGATTCCGCGAGGCGTACACCGCCAAGCGCCCGGAGCAGGAACGCCTCAAGCTCCTGGAGCTGTATTACTCCGGCTTCCACTACCTCACCGCCGAGCAGAACCGGACCATGAAGGTCACGAACCTGTGCTTCTCCACGGTCGAGACCGTCCACCCGGTGATGACCGAGATGAAGCCGAGGCCGGAGATCATCCCGCGCCGGCAGTACCAGGAGAAGGAAGTCTCTGCCATCCAGGAATACGCGCAGTGGTGCATGGACACCACCGAGTTCGACGTGAACCACCACGTGAACACGCGCGAGAAGTTGAAGTACGGCTGGTGCGTCCACCTGCTCGTCGTGGACCCGGAGACCGGCATCTGCTGGCCGAAGCCGTTCCTCACGTTCGACTTCTACCCGTCCCCGGGCGCACGGCACGAGGACGAGATGGAATACTTCTTCCTCGCGCGCCCCGTGCCGACCTCGTGGCTCCGGGAACGCTACCCTAAGGCCGCCGACCGCATCTTCTCGGACAACATCGCCTCGCCGTCCTACGACGTGCTCGAGAAGCCCTACTTCGACGCCTACGGCATGTCCGGCGACTACTCGGGCCTCGACAAGATCGTCTCCGGCTCCTTCCACCTGGAGAACGAGCCCGACCCGGGCGGCGGGCGCGCGCTCATCCCCTCGGGGTTCGACAAGCAGGAGTCCGCCGGCACCACCTTCGTCGTGCACGGGTTCTTCCGGGACCGGCGCCTCATGTCGGTCCACTACACCGGGGACATCGCCGAACCGAACCCGACCGGCGAGGGCTTCGTGCACACGCCGTCGATGCGTAACTACGTCAACCACGAGCCCTACTGCGAGTCGGGCTGGTTCTCCGTCCCGTTCACCGCCAGCGGACTCATGCTCGATGCGAAGCCCCTCGACCCGTGCTTCCTCGGGGCCCCCATCGAGATCGGCCGCGACTACGCGCAAGCCGGGCGCTTCTACGGCCCCGGCGAGCAGGACCACGTCATCCCGATCAACCGCAGCATCAACCGGCGCTACAACCTCCTGAACCGCTCCCTCGAGTACGAGTCCGTCCCCGTCCTCGTCGCCGACAACGACACCGGCATCGACATCGACCAGCGCACGGTGCTGCCGGGCGACGTGCTCAAGAAGATCCGCGGCTCGGATATCCGCTGGATGGAGTTCCACGGCGCGCAGAGCCACCAGTTCGAGATGCTGGCGCTCGAGCAGCGGGACATGGACACCGTCTCGGGGGTCCACGACGTGCAGCAGGGGCGCCGGCCCGTGGGAATCGAGGCCGCCAAAGCCATCGAGAACCTCCAGCAAGCGGCGCAGACCCGCATCCGCGGCAAGGAGGGGCCGGCGTTCACCGAATACGCGCGGCTATTGAAGAAGATGATGGTGGCGACCGGCCGGAAGGCCAAGGGTCCCATCTACTTCCGGGCGTCGAACGGCCAGACCGCCGCCGTGGACCCGGCGTGGCTCTGCTACGAGTACGACATCCGCTTCGCCCAGGGCTCCGGCACCGCGCTCGGCCGAGCCATGAACGAGGAGAAGTACCTCGGGCTCGCCCAGGCCGGGCTCATCGACCAGCAAACCGCCCTCGAGAAGATGGGCGTGCCGAACATCCCCGTGATCCTCCAGCGACTCGCGGCTCAGGCGCAGATTCAGGCGCAGGCGACCGCTTCGGCGAAGCCCGCCGGCCGGGCGGCTTGAGGCGGGGGACGGCCATGCCCTACGCTAGTCGTCGTCAACAGAGGTGGGCGCACACCCCGGCGGGCACTCGCGCGCTGGGTGGCGCCGCGAAGGTCCGCGAATGGGACCGGGAGACGAAGGTGCACGGATACGGCTCACACATCAAGAGCGCCGCCGCCGCCGTCCACGCCATGCAGGCGAAGGGCGGCAAGGCCGAAGCGCGCGCGCAGTCGCGCGAGATGTCGAAGTCGAAGCGTCTCCGCGTCCGCAAGAAGCGAGGCAAGTGATGGCGAACCTCGACCAGCCGGGCGGCTACTTCGCCGACCCCGGCCCCGACCAGCGCCCGCAGGCGCTCTCCGAACACGTGGACGCCATCCTCGCCACCGTCGGCGCCGACCGCATCATCTCGCCCGACGAGATTCGTGAGATCCAGCGTCTCATGGGCGGGTTGCAGGCCATCGGAGCGCAGCACCAGGCCCAAGCTGCCGCCGCACAGGCGCAGCAGGGGATCAGCGACGAGACCGAACCGTTCGGGGTCGCCGCCGGAACCGAACCCGTGAACGAGGAGCCGGAAGGCGCCTCGTACATGCAGGGGTGAGAGCCATGTTCGACGAGCCCCAGGACATCGACCTGAACGCACTCGGCACCTTCGAGGGCGCGGACGCCCCCCCGAAGCCAGCGGAGAAGCCGGACCCCGAGCCGCAGCCGAAGGCCGGGACCGATCCCGCACCGAAGCCCGAGCCCAAGGCTGACCCGCCGAAGGACCCCGAGCCCGATCCCGCCGGGGACCCCGACGGCGAGGAGGACTTCGATGACCTGACGGCGGACGACATCGAGGGCATCGTCGCCAAGGCGGTCAAGACCGCCGCGAAAGAGCTGCGCGACGAGCCCGACCCGGACGACGACGAGACGCCGCAGGAGGTCAAGGACCTGCGCGCGGAGAACGCCCGCCTCAAGGCCGAGAACGAGCAGCGCGCGAAGGCCGCCGAGGAGCGCGAGCAGCAGGACGCGATCTCGGCGCTCGAGCACTCCATCGCCTCCACGGTCGGCAAATACAAGATGACGCCCGAGGAGACGAAGGCCACCATCGTCTACATGCAGGGGAACCCCGACCTGGTCAGCGGCGGCATGGGATTCGAGGAGGCCGCGACTCGCCGCCTCCCGCACCTCGCCGACCGGCTCCGCACCTCGCCCACGCCGCAGACGCCGCGCGGGGGGGACGGGAGCGACGGAATCCTCGGGGCACCCGGAGCGGCCGGTCCCGCGGCACCGAAGCCGTGGAAGCACACCGTCACCCGCGACGGGGGCTACAACGACATCTCCGAACACATGCTCGCAACGGGGGAGGCCGCTTCGCTCGGCAAATACACGTGAGCGGCTAGACCGTTGAGAGCGCCTGCGTCACGGAATGACGCGAATCTCCAAGGAAGGAGAGGGCGCAAATGGCGTACACCATCAACTGGGATCAGGTCAGTTCGCTGACGCGCAACAAGCACGTCGCGAAGCTGGCCGACCAGTTCTTCCTCTCGAATGCTCTGCTCATGCGCTGGAAGCCGAAGCAGCGCGAGTGGCAGGGCGGCCCGGTTCTCGTCGTGCCGCTCGGGTTCGCGCCCGAGGGCGGAGGCGGAGCCTGGTACTCCGGCACGGACAAGTTCGACACCACCATCCGCAACCCGATCAAGGCGGCCAACTACTTCGCGAAGAACGCGGAGGTCACGCTCGCCATCGACGGGGACGAGGAGCTGGCGGCGAACGGTCCGAACGCCGTGCTGAACCTGCTGGACTCGAAGATGCAGATCGCCGAGGACACGATGCGGGACCTCGTGGGCACGGCCCTGTTCAACAACGGGTCGAACGCGAAGGCGATCGGCGGGCTCCAGCTCGCGCTCCCGGACAACATCGTGGGCGCGACACAGACCTACGGCGGCATCCCCTGTGGCGGCACGCCGGTCGCGGCCGACCCGAACGGGTGGTGGCAGCCGAACAGCGACAACACCGGCCCCTACACGACCGGCGCGGCCGGGACGTTCATGGGAGCCCCGCTGGCCGGAGCGCAGGGCCCGGTGGGCACCATGTTCGCGAAGTGCGGCTTCCGGTCGGGCAAGACACCGACGCTCATCGTCTCCAACTGGGGTGCGTGGACCGACTACCACAACTCCATCGCGAAGAACGAGCGGTACGACCGGCCGCAGCAGCAGACGGACATGGCGAAGGCCGGATTCACGAACCTCATGTACCGCAACGCCGCGTGGGTGGTGGACGAGCGCGCGCCGCACAGCGCGACCAACATCGAGAAGGTCTACCTCATCGACGAGCGCGCGGTGTCGCTCTACACGCACCCGGCCCGCAAGTTCGCCTGGAAGGGGTGGCGCGAAGCCTACGACCAGGACGCGCGCGTGGGCTACATCTTCCATCGCACGGAGCTGTGCTTCAACGAGCGTCGCAGCTCGGGCTGCATCAGCAACGTGGACACGTCGACCGTCCTCACCATCTGAAAGGAGGGAGGAGCCATGCAGCAGTCCTCGCAGTTCGAGATTCCCCTCCGGGTGATCGGCCCTGACGGGACGACGGTGCTGTGGCAAGGGGCCGGGTGGCTCGGCGTCGTCCGCACCGCCATCTGCAAGGCGGTGGCGATCACGCAGTCGGACGGACTCGCCGCAGACCCCGGCACCTTCATCATCCAGGCGGACAACCTGGCCGCGACGGCGACGCCGGTGTCGAACCTGCTCACGGCACGACCGATGATCACGACTGGCAGCTTCGATCGTGCGCTCCTCGGCGTGGCCCTGAACGCGGCCGCGATCGGCGAGCAGGTCGTCATCGCGAGCCAGGGCAGCATCGTCACCGTCCGGGTGGCCGGCACGACCGGCACGCTCGGGCACCTCGCCGCACCCACCACCACGGCTGGCCTCGCGGTCAGTTCGGCGGCCGGCAACACGGCCCCCTCGAAGAACCTGGGTCTCGTGATGAAGCCGTCCGGCGCGACCGGCGGCGCGACGGACACGGGTGTCGCAACCCGCATGGGCGTCCTCGTGGACGTCGGGGCGGCGACGATCTGACAGCCAGCAGCACGACCGCGGACGCAGGCGGGGCTCCGGCCCCGCCCGCCCCGCACCACGAAGGAGACAGACACATGCGCCGTCTCTGTGCGCTCGCTCTATTCGCCGCGCTCGGAGCGGCGCTTCTTCCTGCTCCGGCGATCGGCCAGCAGCCCGTCGTTCCGATTTGGGTGGACAGCAACGGCAAGAACAACGCGCCGCGCCTCGGCGCCGGCGGGTTCCCGGTCAACGAGCAGTCACGAGACCGCGACTTCCGCCTGCTCCAGCCGAACATCATCAGCAACATCTTCGGGGACGGGAACGCCTGCGCCAACATCGTGGACTTCGACTCGTCCGGCTTCTACGACGTGCGTGGCTACACCCGGCTCCGGCTCCGCGTCCGCGTCGCCGCACCGAACACGGCCGGGGCGGCCCCGACCGAGTTCTGCAACGTCACCCCAGCCTATACGGTCACGCGCACGGCGATGGACTCGATCTTCACCATCCACTTCGGGTTCCAGCCGCGGTTCAACACCTCCGCCGTGTGGGACACGACGTCGGGCATGGTCAAGGTGGATTGGCGGCGGTCCCCCACGGGGGGGGCGGCATCGAGCGCGGTGGACTCGGCCGGTTCCATGACCGAGGCGCTGCGCCCGCTCGGCTCCAACCCCGACCACGGAGAGTTCGTGTTCGTGTGGCCGAACGTCGCCGGCCCGCTGGGGACGGGTGCCAACCGCCACTACCAGATTTACACGCGCGAGGTGGACCTGATCGGCCGGGACGGGCAACCGCTCGTGGGTGACTTCTTCGGGCTGCGGGTCAGGACGATCGACTTCTACTTCGACGCTTCGCCCCCGACCGCGATGCCGGTGGGCAAGCCGATGTTCGTCACGATCGACCTGTTGGCGGCGAGGCAGTAGCCGTGCGCCGCCTGCTCGGCCGCCTCGCCCTGCTGCTCCTGCCGTTCCTGCCGCTCGCCGCGACCGCCCAGGAGCCCGCGCGTGCGATGTTCGTGCGGATGCCACACAACGGCACCGCCGGCGGCGCGTTCGCCGAGAACCAGAACCTCTCCTACCTCCGCGGCATCATGGACAAGATGGGCTGGACGGTGGACGAGTACGAGATGCGCCAGTTGAGGACCGAATGGATACGTCAGGCGCACGTCCCCATCATGGCGGACTTCGGCAACACGCAGCGGTCGGGGGTCCGGCAGTACGACCTGGTGGTGGTGTGGGGCTGGCGCTCCGGCCAGTCGGTCAACAATGTGTTCAATGGCACGGTCAACATCGACTCGCTCACCCTGGGCGGGCGCTGGCCGGTCAAGCCGCTCGTGCTCATCACCTGCACCGGCCTCCCCGGCAACTCCATGGTCGCCTCGCTCGCCTCCTGCTCGACCGGCGTGACCGTGTTCTTCACGGGCTTAGGCTTCCCCGCCAACCAGCCGACCAACCTGATGACGGCGTTCATCCCCGGCACCGACATCGAATGGGACTCGTGGTCCTCGGTGGGGGCTCCGATCGACTACGCGAACAACACCGCGGCGCACGGCGCCGGGGCGTCCCCGCCGCGGACCGGATACCTGCGCGCGCTCGTCGGCTATGCCTCCGCCGGCTTCATCGACGTGGCGAACACGACAGACCACGACGGACCGATCCCGACCACGAATCTCAACGCCCCCGATACCGCAGTGGTATGGGAGCGCGGCCGCTCGAGCGTCGAGCCGGCACCCATCATCTTCGCCGAGGCCGCGCTCTCGGGCGGAGCCCCCGACATCAGCCTGTGGGAGGTGGCGCTCGCCCGGGCGGACTCGGCCGCCGGAGGGGTCCTCACGGGGTCCAGGGCCGGGTGGGAGCCGCGCCGCATCGCCTTCGGCGTGCACGGCGTCGGATTCCACAGCGAGAACACCGCCGCCGGGAGCGGCTGGAGCTTCGCCGGATACCCCTGCTACGCGGCCAAGTGTGACAGCAACAACTTCAAGCGGTTCTTCTCCGACTCGCTCGGGCGCCTCGCGCGGGCGCGCGGGGCGAAACTGTCCATCGGCTACCAGGTGGACCCCGACACCGTCGCCGTCTACCCGAACGAGCTGGCGTGGGTGAAGGCGATGCCGGCGGGGACATGGAAGGTCTACCCCTATAACACCGCCGGCCTCCAACTGACGCTCGGCTCCAAGTCGGGCAACGGCGATGACCCGTGGGGGAACCAGCGATCGAACCGGACCTGGTGGGATGCGGGGCTGGGGCCGCCTCCTTACACCTGCGCGCCCGAGGACACCTCCATCTACTGCCTCATCAAGCGCGAGAACCAGCAGGCCGTCGATGCGTTCGGCGCGGTCCTGGGGTTCCGCTACGCCCCCGAGAGCGACTACTTCCCGCAGGGCTACTCGCGCCGGGCGCTCCCGCACCCCGATACCATGGGCACGACGCTGTGGGCCGCTGGCATCCGCGTCGTGGCGGTGAACGTCGAGACGCGCGGGGCCGCCCCCGGCCTGACACTCGCCCCGAACGCACCCGGGACGCTCCAGCCCGAGGTCTCGAACAAAATCTGGTACGGACCCGTGGACGGCGTGCTGCTGCGCGGCTGGCTCCAGGGCATGACCGAGCGCGGATTCGTGAAGTCCGTCGCGGAGCGCGGCACCGAGTTCGAGACCCCGATCACAGCCCCCAGCGCGGCGTCCCACCCCTACCACCACGAGTTCGCCCAGGGCACGGTCACGCCCAAGTGGTATCACGCCGACCCGTGGCCCTACTACCACAACTTCCGCACCGAGTTGTCGTTCCTGTCGGTGCCGGCGGCGACGTTCACGAGCGACCCTGTGACGGTCAACGAGAACCCTGGCTACTGGTTCCTCAAGTGGGCGATCAATCGCGTCGCGGCCGCCAACTACTATGCGCGGCGACCGTTCTACCGCATGGTGTTCGCGGACGAGCTGTGAGCAACTTCCGGTACGTGCGCTCGCTCGGCGAGCCATACTTCGCCTTCACCGCGGAGAACGTCGGTGATCTCAGCACGCTACCGGACCGCGGCCTCGTCGGAGTCGGAATCGAGTACCGCGTGGACCGACCAGCGCAGCAGAACGCGAGCGCCGACGAGCTGCACCCGCTTTTCTCGTTCGCGCACGATCTCCAGACGCAGCCAGCGATCTTCGAGGTTGGGATCACGCCGTCTGGGCGTCTCAAGGCCGTCACCCGGTACGGGCTCACGTTCCAGACGGGCCCCAGCCGTTTCGCCGACTCGTCTCGATGGCACACGGCGCTGTTCGACTACGACGAGTCCGGGGACCTTGTCGTGAACATAGACGACGCCCCCCCCGTAGGAGTGTCGGGCGCTGGCGGGGCGTTGCTCCCCAACGCCGGGTACTCGACGCGCCTCATGCTGTTCAACGGCAGAGACGGGCTCACGCGCGCCGGGCTGAGTCTCCGACGAGTGACGCTGACGTTCGCCGACACCGCCCCATCCGCAGCCAACATCCTCTACGACTTCCACGACGACTACACGGACACGATCGAACCCGACTTCCCGGATTTCGGGTCTCCCCTGTTCAAGATGCCAACAGATTGCGTGATGCGCGCCGCCTACTACGACCCCGTGTTCTCGACGCCGTGGGGCAACGTTCCGAGCCCCGGCACGTCGCCTGACGCAGCGTACCGCTGGGGACTCGGTACCGAGTTCACGAGGCTTGCGAAGCCAACCACGAAGTTCACGAGGGTCCCGGCATGAGCGTCCCAGCACTGGATGTCATCAACGACGCCGCGCTCGCCATCGGCGACCCCGCCTTCACGCGCCTCAAGCGGCCCCAGTGGCTCGTCATCCTCAACCAGTCCCAGCGCGACATGGCGCGCAAGCTCCGGCTCGTGAGGCACACCGCGACATTCGACATCGAGGACTCCGACGAGTACGCGATGCCGGACGACTGCATCCAGTCCGTCTCCTTCCAGTGGAACGACACCCCGACCAACCGCGAGACGTGGCGCTGGTTGGCCGAGATGTTCGAGGACGAGTTCCGGGCGGGTACCGACGGAGCCTTCGCGAGCGGAGACCCCCGCAAGTACCTGGCGCTCACGGACACCTTCCGGCTCTATCCGAGACCGGACCGAGAGATCGACGGTGGCGGCAAGATCACCTACTGGGGGATGCCGGACAACGTGACTGACGAGACGACGCAGGCCATCACCATCCGCGACACGGCTCGCGACACACTCAAGGAGCGCATGGTCATCTACGGCCTCCGCGCGCTGGACCGCTTCGACAAGGCGCGCGAGCACGAGCAGGAGTGGATCGCGAGCTTGACCACCGACCGCGAGAAGTTCGAGGATCGCTCGGCAGACCGCCGGCCACGGCTTCGCCCCTACCCATCCTCGTTCGGGGAGAGGTAGCCGTGCCGGTCCCGCGCCGGGTCACGAGCGAGCAGGTCAACTGGGCCGGCGGCATCGTCGGAGGCATCTCGGACTACGGGCGGCGCTCGACCCTCAACTACGCGCGCGTCATCCAGAACATGCTGCTCCGGCCCTACGGGGCGTTGCGCGTGCGCGAGGGGTCGCAGCGGCTCTCGACCGCCACGCTCACGAAGAAGCCGCACAGCGTCATGGAGTGGGTGTCGTCAGCCGGGACGGGCAGCATCTACGTCGGCTGCGACGACACGAACGGACTGCTCTACCAGGCGACGGCTGGCGCGTTCAACCTCCAGACCGTGCCGTTCACGCTCCAGCCGGCGGCGAAGCTCGCCTGGGACCAGCTTCACGGGTCGCTGTTCGCGTGCGAGCAGGGCGGGGCGAACCCGCCGATGTTCTTCCGCGCGAACAACCCGGCTAACACCTGGCACTCGGGCATCCTGCCGCGCCCCGCGTTCCCGGCGATGCCCACCGGGCTCGCGGTGGCAGGAGCGGGCATCCCTGGCGGCACCACGCTCAACGGCTCGGTCGCGGCCGGGGCGCCGAGCCTCACGCTCTCGGCGCCCGCCTCGGCCACCGCCGAGGTCACGCTCACGTTCGGCACCGCCCCGTACACGTTCCAGGTCCCGCACTGCCAGACGACGGCCACGAGCACCACCGTGACCTACGACGGCCCCGGAGCGGCGGCTGGCGTCCAACTGACGCTCACCGGCGCCGCGGGCGGCGGGCTCACGGCCGCCACCACCTACTACTACCGGCTCCGCTATCGGTTCACCCACGGGTCCGGGCGAGCGACCACGAACACACACTCGATCGCGATGGGCGTGAACACGCAGGTCCAGATCACGACCATCCCCGACGAGATTCGGTCCGACTACGTCGGCTGGACGCTCGAGCGGACGAAGGCCGGCGGGACGGCGGCCGGCCCGTTCTACTTCGTCGCCGACGGGAACGGGGCGACCTACAACGATGTCATCGCCGACGCTGACCTCGGGTACCGCTCCGACGAGAACCTGCACGGCGAGCCGCCGCACCTGGACGGCGTGATCGCCTACAAGGACCGCCTCGTGGGCTGGGCGGGTTCGACGCTCTACTTCTCGCAGGCGGTCGCTGACATCGAGGCGACCGGCATCTGCAACTGGAACGCGCTCTCGGCGAGCGACATCGGCCCGGACGACGGCGACAGCATCAAGGCCGTCGTGCTCCAAGTGGACCGCCTCGTGGTGCTCAAGCGGTGGAGCACATGGGCCGTGGAGGGCGACGACATCATCAGTTTCCGCGCGTTCCCGCTGTTCAAGGGGGCAGGCTGCGCTGGCCCGCGCGCGGCCGCGGCCATCGGAGCGACCGTCTACTTCATGGGAGACGCTGGTTTCCACCGCATCCGCGGGAACGTCGTCGAACCGTTCGGCTGGATCGAGGTCGGGCACCTGTTCGACACGTTCCGGCCCGCGCAACTCGGCGACGTGGTGGTGAAGAACTACCTCGGCCAGCACATCCTCATCTCGTTCGCCAGCGCCACTGCCGACAACGACGACATGCTCGTGTACGACCAGCGGTTCGGCGCGTGGACCCGCATCACCGGCTGGTTCTTCTCCGACATCCTCGTGCAGAAGGGCGGGGCGTTCGGAGACGCGCAGGCCATCATCGCCATCGATCGCCGGGACCTGGACGCCGGAGCCGGCTTCGACTTCCCGGTGTGGCTCGGCTTCTTCGGGTTCAAGGACCAGAAGGCCGCGAACGGCACCGGCGGCTCGCCACCGCAGGTCGTCATCGAGACGATCACGAAGGACGACGGGGCCCCCACGCTCGATAAGGACTGGGAGCGCATCCAGGGCTTCCTCTCCGGCACGAACCTCTCCGCCAGCGTGACGATCAAGGTGGAGGGTGGGCCGTCTGTCACGGCCACGCTGGTCGCATCGCAGAGCGGAGCGGTGTGGGACACCCCGAACTGGGACGCCTTCAACTGGTCAGAGGACGCAGACGCCTCCACCTACGTCGGACTCCCCATCGGGACGACCGGCAAGCGATACTCCGCGCGCATCGTGGCCCAGCCGGAAGGCGACATGATCTTCCGCGGCTACTCCATGGACGGCGTCGTGCAGCCGAAGCCCGACTACTCAAGGAGCTGACCAATGGCACTCGTGACCCTGCCGCACCCACTCACCGCCGGGACCCCCGCCCGCGGGTCCGAGGTGCTGGCGAACGACAACGCGATCCTCACGCAAGCGGTGAACGGCAACATCGAGGACGTGAACGTGAAGGTCGGGGCCGCCATCAACGGCTCCAAGCTCTCGAATGTCGCCGGGTCCCGGGTCCCGACCGACCGCATCGAGGACGACGCCGTGACCTCGGACAAGCTGCGCGAGGACGCGACCGTGGACGCGAACCGGGCCGTCACGACGGACCACATCCGAGACGCCGCCGTGACCGCGGCGAAAATCGCAGCGCAGGCCGTCATTCAGAGCAAGTTGAAGCTGTTGTTCGTGGACCTGACGCCAGTGAACATCATCCCGCCGGACGGTTCGGTCCAGTTCACGACAGGCATCACGACGGCGATGGGGCAGGTGTTCATGGTCGAGCACCGCCGGGCCGGAGTACCCGCCGGCTCACAGATGCAGGCAATCGTGAACATCTGGCTGAACACATCGACGAACACCTACTACCTCTCCGTCACGAACCCGACGGCCAGCGGCAACCTGACGCTGTCCGGCACGTGGCGCGTTTGGTACTTCGCAGCAAGCTAGGGGGACTCATGGAGCAGCACGGCAGACAGCCTTCGGTGGCGGGCGGGCTCGGGCCTCTGCGCCCGGCGGCCGCCTCGCAGGGCGGCGATGCGTCGATGGCGCCGGACGGCCTCACCTTCGGGCACATGCGTGACGGCGCACGCCTCGGGCGCATCGCGTCCGAGTACCGGAAGGTCGCGGGGACCGGGGCGACTGTCTACAACATCCCGCACGGATTGGGCTTCATCCCGGCGTGGTGTATCCTTCTCGGGTGCGACGAACCGTTCGGCACGGCGACCGTGCTGACCGCGAACTGGTTCGAGTGGGAAAAGTGGACCGCGTCGGAGGTCCGCATGAGAGTCCGGGCCGAGGTGGGCAATGTCTCCGGCGCGACGATGTGGTTCCTGATCGGAGGGGAACGCTAGGATGGACCCTGCGACCGCCGCTCTGACCCTGGCGCCCGTCATCTTCGGCGCGTTCCGGCGCCAGAAGAAGGGGCCGAACCGATACGGGATCATCAACCGCTACCGACAGGCCCGCCCGGTCGGCTACACGAGCGCCGAGGACGAGGCCGCCGCCGAGCGCGCGCGGACGCGCATCACGGGAGCCAGCGAGGCAGCCGCCCAGCGTCGCCGGGCGGAGAACGTCCGGCAGACCACGGCCCGAGGGCTCTCGGGCCCCGCGGCTGCGGCGCTCGAGCGCCAGGCGAGCGACATCTCGGCCGCGGGGGCCGAGGAGGGCGCGCGGACGAGCGCGGACCTGCTCTACAAGTCGTTCCAGTCGAACCTCGGGTACGAGCGCGCCAAGACGGACCGGGCCTTCGGCGCGGAACTCGGCGTGGCGACACAAGATGCGATGCTGGCCGACGCGCAGAACGCCTCGTTCTGGAACTCGCTCAACGAGACCATCCCGGCGGTCGCCGGGGCGTTCTCCGGCCTCGGCCGCGACGCCGCCGGAATCGTCGGCCGTGCGACGACGGCGGACCCGACGATGCTCTCCACGGCATCGGACGCCACGCTGCGCTCGACCCCGACCTACCGGCCGCGAGTCCGGGTCGCCTACTGACGCGGCCATGCCGAACCCGCTGCTCGACGCGGTCGGAGCGGTAGGCCGGCGCCTCCGCGAAGCCTACGACGCCACGGACGCCCCGGGGCCAGAACTGCGCCCGTCTCCCTTCCGGCCCGGGGAGGTGACTGGCGAGGCCGTCGCGCTCAAGAGCATCGCGGCGCTCATCGCCGGCCGACGCGCGGCTGCGAACGCGCGGGCGCTGCGGGAGGACCGCGACGCCCGCCGCCGCTACACCGAGGCCCTGACGCAGCAGCTCGAGCGCCGCCTCGCGGAGCCCACCGAGCAGTTCTACGACGTGGACATCGGCGGCGGGCAGACCGTTCGACTGACAGGGGCCCAGGCGGCAGCGCACGCCCGCGGGAGCCGGCCGCGCGAGCCTCGCCGGGCCACGATCTACAAGGGGCTCGAGTCCATCACCCCGACCCTGCGGACCTACGACCCGGAGACGAACACGGCCGAGGCCGACGAAATCTCGCAGGCCGAGCGCGGGCTGTCGCGGAAGGCGGTGCAGACGCGGTTCGACGTGGGCCGTGGCGACCGGCTCAAGCGGTGGGGCGAGGCCACGAAGGGGCTCGGCACCGCGCAGTCGGCGCTCGAAGCCGAAGCCACCGCGGCCGGGGAGCAGGCGGCCACCAACGCCCAGCGCGCGATCGACGTCCACCT